CAACTCCTTTTACTGGAGTGCCTGAAAAATCAACTTCTTGCAGAACACCGCTTGAAAGATTGATGAGGCTTCGAAGATTTACCACGTTGCGAACGATTACCTTTTTAAGCATTCCGCACTTTGAAAGGTCGAAAGACACGCCTCTCTCATTGGTATTTGGCTTATCCTCCGAGTAGTTCATAATTAGCTCCTCAAGTGATTTTAAAAGTGTCATGTTCTGGTCAAATTTAAAATCGCCCAAGCCCTCTAATCCATGGTATATTACATCGCCACTTGCTTTGGTTGAATATGTTTTTAAATCCGTAATCATATCGGCATCGTCGATGTCAAATGTAGCATCTTGAGGATTGGTAAAGCCAAAAGGCAAAAGCCCATATTCTCCCTTTATACTTCTTACAGTGGAGAAGTTGTTTGCACCCCATTGTACACTTGCATACATAGGTGAATAATGCTTTATTGCTAAGCCTTTTCCAGTTTCATACAGGCGCAAACGCAAGTTATTCACTACACTTGAACCACAACAGTATTTGCTATCTAAATAGCGTGAACGCTTTGTTAAGAAATACTCCATAAGCTTAAGTTTATCACCATAAGCTTTGGTGAAATGACCCGTATTAGCATAACCCATTGCATCTGCATTGTAGAGGTTTTCACACCATTTCTTCCAATAGTCTTGGTAGCGTTTAAACATGTAAGTTGCGTTCAAACCTGCATCACGCATTGCCTTATACATAGTAGCAATATCATCACTCCAACATTCGTGAATCAAGTCAATTAAGCCTGATAAGCGTCCATTAAATACAGGTGAGAAACCTGATGTAAGTTTAGGCTGCCATGCGTTATTGTCGTTATCAAATACTTCACCCTGAATGGCTTCTGTTTCACCTGTTAATGGGTTAAACGCATCGTTCCATTCTGCCCAATACTTAAAGGCTAAAACGCCAGAGTTATTGAACATACTTTGCGAGTCTGTATCACGTTCGAATAGACGTGCAGTTGCTTTTCGTACACTTCCATCCGTAATCAATTCTATATCGTCAAATGCAATACTCATATTCTTATCGAATGAATCCATTCCAATAATGAACTGATTAAAGATGAAGTAGAAAATAGCATCTACCTTATTCAAATACTCTTGGTGAGTGTTTACAAACCTTGCTTTGCGATATCCTGGTGTGTCTTTTGTATAACGCACGCCATTATATGTAACCGCTGTTTCCAATGTACGATACTCGCCATGTTGCACTTTGTATCTTTCCGCTAAATGTGGATTGCAAGACACCACCCAGTTGTGGAATCTCTTAATCACCGCTATCTCTTTATTCGCTTCTGCGATATTGTCTGTAGCAGACTTTACAGCACCTAGCTTATTCTTTTTATTGACAGGTGATTTCTTAGGAACACGAGCATAGTAAATAGGTGATTTGCTACTGGTTGCATTACTTTGCACCACACTACCACCATCAAGAGAAGCATCTGTTATCTCACGATTAAAGAAGTTCACATTCTCATCCACCTCCCATATTTGCGCTTTCTTATAGTCCTTTGCAGGAAAGCCCATAAAACTTGCGCTATACTTGTTATTTATCAAGTTATAGATAGATAAGAATACAGGTGATTTACTTCCTGATGAGCTAGTTTTGCGAAAGCCTATTTCTGGGAAACCGCTGAGGCTTTTTCTGAAAGTTACAGGTTTAGAGCTCTCTGCTTGCGCTCTTTGGAAAGCCGTATAGAGGTCTGTGTTTGTCTTTGCTGCATTTAGCAATATCTCTTGGAAAAGATTCATTGCTAAAATATTAAAGATGCCTTCTGAACTTGCAAAGTTCACTTTGTGAACGACTTCTTTTTCGCCTTGCTCAACGCCTGGTGTAATCGAATACGAAGTACTCTTTTCGCTTGAATGCTCGGGGTCTAATGTAATTTCAACTGCGCTGCCATCTCCATTCTCGAAAATTTCTGCCCAGTTCTTGTATGGCGAAGGATAGCCGTTTGATGAAGTACCATCTGCATTAAATAAGTGCGCTCCAACTTTAAATGGTGCACAGGCATTTCCATCTGTAGATTTATTCCAAGTTGGATTCAGAAACTCTGTAGCGTTGATTGCTACATTTGGATTGTTCTTATTGTAAGGTAGTTCGTCGATGTTCCAAATCGCAATAGGAGTAGTTGGAAGTGCTTTCTTCACCTTGTCAAATGAAATAATCTCATCGGGATTGTGAATGTCTCCAGATGTATTCAAAATATCGTTTCTTCTTGCAATTGATATTTTACCAAAGCGAACGAAACTGCCGCCATCGTACACATCCTCGATGTCTGGTGTGTCATATGCAAAGTTATCTAGCACCTGCTTAAAGTTTAGTGCTTTGTCGTAAATGCGAATAGAATAAAGCTTAACGTCTGCCTGCTCACTTCCAATGGTGAGTTCTTTCGCAACTCCTTGCTTCCAACTTGCACTGGTGTAATCAAACATGCGAACAATGACACCATTAATGTACAAATAAGCGAGGTTCACATCTTTTTCTGTCACGCTGCCACCACCAAGATTGTTGCGTGTGTGCGTTGTAGTACCATCTATTACAAAGCTTACTTTTACTCTTGAGCCTTCAGGGAAGTAAGTTGTAACACTATCTGTTGCGCATCCGAACTCTATTCTGCCAGGATAAATTCTAAAGCCTACTCCTGCATGAAAGCATTGTGCAATAATTGCACTTTCGTTACTGCAAACGCCACTTTCAAGTTCAAGTTCAATTGTTCTACCTTGCTTATTACCATTTGCTCCAATGTCGGTTGCAAAGGGCAAAAAGTCTTTAAGCGTAACACTTTTACCTGCCTTAATTGTTAATCCTTGACCATCCAAAAAGCCGTTATTTTCATCAAGAACGAAGTTCTCACTTCTCACTAATCGTGAAGTTTGAACACCTTTATATATAGATGTTATGTTTTGCGCTGAAAGGTCGTTATTTGCTCTACCACGCATAGGTATATACACCTTACATTCATCTGCTGCTACAATAGAAATACCAATTGTTTCGACTTCGATTCTGCGAGTAACAGAAAGCTGTCCTACAGAGATAACCACATCGACGAAAGGCAAATACCTATTGTCATCAAGTGTAATATTTACACTTTGCAAGCCTGAAGACTTATCAAGTTTTAGCGTTACTTCTTGTTCTAAAAGGTCTAAAGTTTCACCATTGAATTTTAGTTGCACTTTTACTCTCGCTTTACTTCCTGCATCATCATCAGGTAGGTAAAAGAAATAAGGAATATTTACAACGCTAAACTGCTTTACTTTTCCAATAAATCCTTTTCCAAGTGAAAGAGCTGCTTGTCCATTTCCGTTCTTCACACCTTTAATATAAGTCGTTGTGAGTGTTTGAGTTCTAAGACCTAGTTGTTTGTTTTCTGCCCAGATGCTGATATTATGAGCACCAAGACTATATTTCTCCAATTCGTCAATGATAAATTCACCACTTGAATTATTGATGCTCTTTGTGTATGTGTCTGCTCTTTTGCCATCTTCAACACGACAATAAACAAGTGCTTCAACACCTCGTGAATTGACACGCAAAGACCATTTGCCAGATTGGATTACACTTTCATCATAAGAGTTATCGAATGATAAAGCAATATTATAAGTTTTGATGTTAAAAAGGAATTCTTTTCTTGCGCCATGTGAGTTGCTTACAACAACCTTTACTTTGTTGGTTTCTTCTTTCAAGTAGTCGCTCAAGTCAAACTCATAAGTATTTGCTTGCGCTGTTCCGCTAGCTTTTAGAACTTGTGTAAGCTGCGCTATTTCTACACCGTTAATTTCTACAGTTGCTTCACCATCTGCAGTGTCTTTTTCTGCAGGATTATCTCCCCAATAGCAATTGTAAGATAGTGCAAGGGTGTTTCTTGAGCCTTGCGCCATCGACGTTGCAGGATAACGTGTGATCACAGTTCGAAGTGTATAGCTTTCTTCTGGTTTATTAGAGTAAAAACTAAACTCTTTTAGAACTTTATCTGCATATAGCGTTCTATCACCAAACCATTGTGTAAACGCTTCTTCATTTGCGAAAAAGCGCATGGTCTGTAAACCACCTTCTCCACTTTCAATGTTGAGATAACCAAACTTCTCTGAGCCAAGTTTGCTCAATTGATATTTTATGAATTCTTCAACTCGACTGCCTTTAAAACCCTCCCATGATGTTGTAAGGGTTTTTATTTCATTGTCTATTGCTTTTGCCATACTACTTCCAAGTATCGTTATTTAACCATTTATTTTCGCTTCTCCAAACACCAGAACCAAAGCAGCTCTTTATCATTTGCCATATAAGATGTGTGCCTTGCATAACTTTAGAAACAGCCTTTCGACCAATTTCAACTGAACCAATTTCTTTATTATTTAATCTTATCATTGATCATCCTCCAGTATAAGATAGCACCTGTCTTCTTCGATTTTCTTTTCACGTACAAGGGTGTTATACTCTTCTTGTGTGAGCACCTTTGCTTTGAATTCTTCTCTTTTTAAAAGTGCCTTTTGAAAGAAGTCTTTTTGCTGTTCTTGCTTTTGGTCAAAAAGACGATAGTTTTCATCAATTTGCTCTTGAAGAGTTGATTCTGTTTCTCTCAAGGCAGCTTGCAAAGAAGTCTTTTCTTCGTCTATCTTTCTGCCAACTGCAGTTACTGCTTGTTCACGTGTTGAAATCTCATTATTTAGATTGTCTTCAAGCTCTTTGCCTCTTACACCAGGAAAAGCCTGTCCTTGCGAAACACCAATTGCAACTTTATTAATGTTACCAATTAGCTTCCATCCTGGATTTTCGAATACATATATTTCGCCATTATGAGCATCGTTTGCATCTGCTTCGTTATAAACGCTAACAATTTGCCCAAAGCGCAAAGGCTTATCGTTTGCAACTGGTGAGGCGTCTCCCTGCATTTCAGCAACAGAAGAATACACTTTCACCACTGCTAGCGAAGAACTATTTTGTTCTATTGATGAGATAAGCGATAACGTGTCTGCAATCAATCCTCCGACTTCTTCAGGGGTAATTGAACCCTCTATATGTCGCTTGCGCAGAACCTCTGCACGCTGTTGTAAATCATAAATATTCATCATAGCGTAATATCTAAAACAATTGGACAATCTCGAGGTGTTAAGTTTGTATCTACAGGCTCAAAAACAAAAACCTCACTAGTTGTACATATCAACTTACCAAGAGATGATCCAAGTTTACCTTTAACATCAACTCCTTGTCTAAATGAAGTTTTCCACTTAGATGGTGCAGGCATGCTATCAAAAATTGAATAAAAATTGCGACCTGGCCATTCATACTTACTGGTCCACACGGTTGCGTTACTCTCGAGCTTTGCTTGTACACGATATCGTCTGTTTACTTCACGAATTGAGAATGTGCCTGAATATCCATTATAGAAGTGTTCTCTCCAAACCATATTCTGCCAATCTCCAAATTTGATTCTCTCTTGCAACAAATCTGCAAATACAGCAATAGTTGTAATATCGTAAGCTTTTGCAACACCATCCTTTGAAGAAGAAAAATACACTTCTTTTTCAATTCTGCAAGGGTGTTCTTGACCGTCTGCAAAAAGACGATTATCCGATGTGACTTCACGAATGCAAGCATATATAGGCATACCTTCTGTAATATCTGCAACTCGTGTTTCATTCCATGATAGGATGTCACCTTTTACATACATCGCACCAGGCAAAACAATAACGCCACCTTCAGGTGTTCGTTTTACTTTTGGTCGATTCATTGCAAAGGCTTCGACTTCTTCGCCTACAAGAGACTTAATCAAAAGCAAAACAATATCCTTTGAAAAGCTTTGGAGCAATTTAAGATCGTCCAAGTGAATTGGCATTCCGCCATCGTGAAAATTAATCTCTTTCATACTTCGTATAAATTAATGCTGTATCTTTTACCAGCTGGTTTATAAACGTTTAAAGCATTGACTATTTTTGTCAAAAATTCTCCTTTGTATTTGTCTTTTTCTATCTCTAACGATGTGCATAAAAATGTAGGGATATGCACTATAAAGTTAGGTTTGTCAGGCACTTCTCCTAGTTCATAAAGAATGAACTTGTTATTGATAAATGGTGCTATCTGGTTCTCATCTGCAAAGTATACATACACCTTATTACTATTGTCTATCTCTTCAATTTGTATCTCTCTATTCTTTAAGAAGAACAAACCATTAAGATAGCTTTCTATCGATGTTCGCTGAGCCGTTGTATCAAGCCTCCTTTCGACGTCGTTCTTCTTTTTTAAGAACTCCTCGTGTATATATATAATAGGTATGATCATCGCCTTCAAAATTGCAAGAAGTACCTTTGAGCGCAAGATGGGTGGAACAAGCTGCTCTATCCATCTGTTAAAGTCTACGTTATACCACATACTCAATCGTTTTATCAAGTCCAACTGCAATGAAGCTACCACCTACTGCAGTGTAGTTATTACCTACAATTTCTTTAAATTCATCGCCTGCTTTGTATTTGCAAACACCAAGTGCAACATCTACAACACCATCTACACGCTGAATAGCATCAACAAGCTTTGTTTTGTTGAATGTTCCACCATATACAATATCTGCAAGATAGTTCTCAATTGCATGTTCTACTACCTTTTCAGATGAGGCTATATCGACGCCCTGTCGGTTTATTTTCAAAGGGTCAACGACAACCTTCACCGCAATAGATAATTCATCTGCTTTTCTTGTTCTCACGTTTATCACCACTCCTGCTATTTTAATAGCATTTATATAGTGTTTAAACGCTGTTAAAAAGTCATCTTGAAGCGGTGTCGGCTTTCCGTCTTGCTCTGCAGACACTAGCATTTCAATCGAGGCACCTCTATCTCTTACAGCTACATATTTTACAAGCTGTTTTGAAGTGTCGACTTTCGCATATTCATAACCAAATGTGCGAGGATTTAGGACTAGAGCATCGCCATACTGAAAGGCTTTTGCCTTATCAAAATACCATGGAATACTCGCAACTACCGCTCTTGATATTTTCTGCTCGACATCCTGTGTGAACTTTTCAAAGATACTCTCTAGTACATAGTGGCACGCTGCAACTATGTAAAAAAGCAAGTTTTCTAGACTAACAGCTGAAAAACAATCTGCAAAGCGTGTTTTGTCTGCTGAAAGCCCATAAGCATCACGAATTGCTTTATCTTGCATAAATGCATCTGTCATTGTTCGCTTAATTTCAGATATTGATCGTGCCATTATTTAAATGATGAATTAAAGATTTTATTAAATACTCCTTGACGAGCTTTTGAACGTGAATCGTAAGCAGTTGCAGGTGATATTGAATGTACCTTGCAGTACTTTTGCAACACCTTATTATATATGTGTTGGTGAAGTTGCAACTTTGCGCCAGGCGTTGGTGTTTCGCTTACACTTTTACCATTGTCTAATGCAAGCTTTACAACTGCTTCCAAACATCCATATTCTTGGATTGCTACATCTGCTAGGGTTTGACCATTTTTCGCAAGAACTTCCATAAGTTTCTTGATTTATATATTACATAGGCTATCACTAATAGAGCTATCATTATTGCTATTATTCGAGCTAAATTCGTCAGCGTGAAGTCATGTTTAACTATTTCTTTTTTCTTTATTCCAACAATATTCTTCTGCTTTTGCGTTCGCTCTTGCCTAACGTTTTGTTCTATATTTTTAAGATCCGTTTTGCGTTGCCTGTCGTGGAACAAAAACCGCTCTTTCGACAGCAGTTTTCCTGCATCGTTGTAGACTAAAACAACCGAATCCCGAACGACAATCGAATCGAAATAGGAAGTAAGATTTTTTACCACGAATGAATCACGCAGCACAATAGAATCTCGCACAACCGTTGTATGCGTTTCTGCTGCTACTAACTTTTTTGTACTGCAACACCCTGTTGTTAAGAACAGAAGCAGTAAGTAGATTAAATGTCTCATTTTTTATAAGTTTTTATATTCAACTTTAGCATCGAAGCAAGGACACGCTTTGATACGTTCCCAGGGGTCAACAATGCCGTTTTTATTTGTGTCTGGCGAAAAGTCTCTGTGTCCCTGAATAATCGCATTTGGGTACTTTTTCTTAAGTGCTTTTAAAAGCAATAAGAGTGACTTTTTTTGCTCTTCAGTTCGATTGTCTACTGGCTTTCCTTTAGCGTCAATGCCACCGATATAAGCAACGTTTATAAGATTTGAATTAAATCCTTTTACACCATTACTAACTTCTTCTTCTGGAAGGGTATTAAAGACCTTTCCGTTCACATCCACGATATGGTGGTAGCCAGGCTTTGACCAGCCTTTTCTTTTAAACTCAAGTAAGAGTTCTTTAATAGTTGCATGCTGACTGCTTGCTGTGCAGTGTACAGCTATGTATTTAATATTTCTCATGTTCTTGTTCTTCTTTCTTTATTTCTTTTTCAACAAACGTCTTGATATCGCCATATTTCGAGTTAATGTAAGCCTTGATTCCAAATACTGAACCAGCGTAAACAAGGCATTGACCAACATACCATAACACAGAATCTTTCAAGTCGTAATTGTTGAAGAAAAAGCACAAAAACACAAGGCAAACACCACTAGCAAGCATGCCTAATGCGCTGCCATATTGAATCCATTCTTTCGTATTTTTTTGCATAATTTCCTCCTTTCTTTCTTTTAATAACTTGCGTTAATTTCTATTCCTCCTGTAGTTATTCTCACCTTATCTACATTCTGATTATCAAGTTCTAATTGCTCTCTGATTCGACTTCTCCAATAAAGGATGTCATTATCTAAAAGCATATCTTCGATGCCTACACCAATTTCTGGTCGTTCCTTTAGCTCTCCTTGATGAAGCACCAAGATTAACGCTTGATTTTGTCTAAGCGTGTCGCCAAGATTTAAGCCTGAAAGGATTTTACCTTCATTATCAAACTTTAGCTGTACATCTATCTCGAAGTTTTTTAATTTTATAGCTCTCATCAATGTTTTATTTTTTCATCCTCATAATCTTTTCTTTGCAGTTGACTCGCTGATGTTGTGGGTGGTGTCGTCGGTCCATTTGGTGCTGTATGCGTGTGTGAATTAAACACTTGAACCAACTCATTAAGCTTTGCTGTTAAGGCTTCAATGTTGATTAATCCACCAAGTTTACCACCATTAATCGTAATGCTCTCTGCAACATCCACAGCTACTACTACAAGGTTTGTCATGTCACCAGAAAGACTTGCAAGGATAACTGCTGAACCAATTGCAGGAGTGATTAGTATTTGCGTTTCTTCTTGCTTTTCAGAAGCACGAAGGCGAACATCTGAAACGGTTAAGCTACCTATCTCAACTGTGCATGTAACACCGCTAACTTCTTTAACAATTCCTTGCAAAATTGTTACACGACTACCTCCTGATGAGGCTTGTTTAATTAGTGTTGCGAGCTCCTTGTATTGATCCATATTAGCTTAATCTATATCCTAGTTCAACTTTGCGTTTTCCTCCGCCTTCTGAAAATTCAGTGGTGACTGAACGTACGAAATAAGTTCCATCTTTATAGGTGTAATCGCCATCGTGAATGCTTGCTGTATCACCAGGATTGCACTCAGGTATTAACCATGTTGTGATGCTTCCATCGTATCCGTCAAAGGTGCGTCTTTTCACTTCTGCTTCGCCACGTGCTTTCATGCTTGCAGTATCCGATGCGTGACACTTCACTTCGACTTTTTCGCCACCAGTAGAACCGACTTCTATTTCTTTCACTTTTCCGTCAGGCATAATCGCTTTTACAACGACTTTCACCTTCTTATCTTCTGCTCGTTTAAAAGATAGTTCTGCTTCTTCTATGTTCACGGCAAAATCATAAAATCGCTCTTTGCCTACGACTTCGCCTGGCGGATGGATGTGCAAAACACCATCTTTTAAATAGATGTCTGCTCCACATTCTTCTTGCACTTTTTTAAGAACATCATAACCTGTAGCATCTCGAATAACAAACTTATCGTAAACCCATGTATAGCTACAATTCACTTTATAGTTTTTGCCTATACCTTTTACCACTTTTGAAAGCAAGTCACTAAGTGAAATCTTCTTGAGTTCTTCGTTTGGTAGGTCTTTTCTAAATTGAAATAAATCATCTTCGCAAAAGAGTTTTATGCTACCTCCATCAGTTGAAATTCTTTGCAAATAGCCTTTAAACTCTTCTTTAATGCCAACTTCTTTATAGCCTATACTTACGCTCACTTCATCTCCTCGTTTAATTTGTTCTTCTACCTCTAAAGCTTTATTTAGTCTAGCTGCAGGAAGAACTATCTCGCAAGTGTCTGCAAGTAGTTCTACACTTTTATGGATGGTGATGCTGTCAACCATTCCAAGATAGAATTCACCTATTTTTACTTCGAAGTCTAAAGTGTACATAATACAGGTTATTTATTTCGTAATCCGTTATATTCCTCACGCCCTAAAAGCAGTTTGTAGTCATTATCTGAAACGGCTTTGATACTATAGTTTTGATTCTCCGTGCCACTGGTAAATGGCAACTCCCATTCTTCAATTACGATGTGATTTATTCCGAAAATCTCCAGTAGTGGAGAAAGACAAGATACAGATGCAGCTTCGCAATGCTTTCGCAATTTTGATACGTCTTGCTCTGGATATTTGCCATCAGTGGAAATTAAAACGCCTTCAATTGTTATTTCGTAGTCATCTTGCGCCCATCGTTCTTTGATACTGCCACGAACACTACCTTTGTTCACATTGCGCTTTTTAATGATGTTTTTACCTGTGATACTGATCATAGGCTCGAATGGTAGTAACCATGACTTTGCACCTGGTTCTTCTATGCGAAGCTCAAGTGGCATTGTCATTGGAATGCCAAGTGCGTTTGTTCGCACCATATCCTCCAACTCTTCATCACTTAAAGCTTTTATACTGTCGTAATCTTCGCTATCAACATTCGCAATTCCGATTTCACGAAAAAGCCAGTATGGCGGCACTTTGCCTCCGATGATTCGAAGTGCAAGATTTTCAAGTACAAAGCGATGAGCCTTGTTATTTACCTTTAGTGGTAAACCTTTATCTAAAACCTCTCTATACTCCATTAGCCTCTATCTGTTGATGTCGCAATTGCGAGTGAACGATTAATACATTGTACAACTACTCTTTCAAGTTCTGCAGTGTCTGCTTTATCTGACATGTGAACATGGATAGTGTCAAAGAACTTAGAAATATTCATGGTGATAGCCGTTGAACGCTTGCCTCCTGTTGCTATTTCTTCTGCTGATTTGCCATGTTTGCCCTTCTTCTTTTTGCCTTTACCTTTCTTGCCTTCACCAAAAACAACCTCGTTACTTGTTGTTTTTGCTGAACCTTTAATTCCTGGCTCTGCAATCTCTGACTTGCTTTCAGCTTTCGCTTTGTCCTTTGCTCGCTCATTCTTTAGGTTCTTATTGAAATTAGCACCGATATTAGTTGCGGTATCATAAGTTGAAATGTAGGCTTTTTTGAAAGCGTTATAACCGCTTATTTGTTTAATACCATCAGTGAATGAATCTGCAGCACCTTTGAAATCACCTTTAAACAACTTATAAAGTGACGTCGCAACGCTACCTAAGCCTTTTACCAAGTCGGTTATTCTATCAATCAAGAAGTCTTTTAGGATATTTCCAAATTGCTTTATGGTGTCCCACATGGTAATTAAGAAGGCTCTAAACCCTGCAAATTTTACCCAGGCATATCCAATGGCTGCTACAAGTGCGACAACTGCAGTAATAACAAATCCTATAGGGTTCGCTGTCATGGCTGCGTTTAACGCCCATTGAACTGTAGTCCAAATAACAGTTGCTGCCTGGCAAAGTTTTGAAATAACCAAATAAGCTGCTAACGCTGCATTGTAGATTTTCCACATGGTGAAGATAGCGACTACAACGCCACCCAGGATTGCTAATTCTGTTTTGAACTTCATAACAAACTTGATGCATGCCCCAAGAGCTGAGAAGACCATTTGCAATCCATTTGCGATAGTTGGAATGATAGCTGTTATTTGATCAACTACTTCACCTATAGGGCTGTTTATACCTTTTGCAAGTTCCTCTGCACTGGTTACTACTGTATCTTGAAGAGTTGAAAGTTTACCTTCGAGTGTTTGGCTTTTAGCCTCCATCATGCCGTGGAACTTACCACCTTCGCCTGTAGCATGCGCAATTGCCTGTGCCACATTCTCTGCAGTGATTTGTCCTTTAGACATCATATCCTTAAGGTCCGAAACTGACTTGCCAGTCATCGTCGAAAGCTCCTGAATGGGGTTAAATCCTGCATTAATGAACTGCAATAAATCTTGACCCATTAGATAACCTGTAGATGAAACTTGACCCATCACAAGTGAAAGAGAAGCAAACTTATCTTTATTGCCACCTGAAATATCACCTAACTGCTTCATCAGTGGCAAAACCTTTTCAGTTGAAACTCCAAAGTTAAGCATCTGCTGCGCCCCCTCGACGAGTTCCATTTTGCCGAATGGAGAGTGGTTTGCAAAGTCGCCTATTTCTTTAAGCATTTCACCTGCTTTACTTTCATCTCCTACAAGCGTTTTAAACGCTACAGCGGTGCTCTCGGCTTGTGCTCCAAGTCGTGAAACAGCACCGATACCAGCACCGATGAGCGTTGTAGGATTCATTAAAAAAGCCATACCTGGAATGCTCATTAAACCAGACTTGAAAGAACTAAAATTAAATGTATCTTTGAGAGCGTTTTTTGCCTCTAAAGACTTTAATTTTATACTATCAAGCTGATCCTTGCAAAGACGAGCAGTCGCCAAAGTGTTACCTGGCGTTGCGGTTATCTTTATTAAAAATTTTAAAGCATTATCCATCCTTTTCTAGCTTTCTTATTTCACTCAGATTTTTTATCGTTTGCGCCCAGACTTCGTCGGGCATTTCGTTGGGTTCTATTGAAAGGTAATAGCGGAGTACGGTGTCCCAAAAGAGAATATCTACACCGTCTGAAGTATCTACCTCAGCATCTTCTAGAGCTTTTTTATTTCAGCCTCTTTCACCTCCAAGATTTCTTGCATTTTTTGAATTGCTGCCAAGAACAATGAGTCATCCTCTTTGATTTCCTCATCGCCATCAACCCATAAGGCATTCAGCATTACTTCGCTCATCTTAATAGGATCTTTGACAGCTGAAGCATAAGATAAATCCTTACGTGTTGGACGATGCAGAATGCAACTCTTATCTTCTACTGTGATTTCAAAAAGCTCACCATGTCTAGCTTTCCACTCTTTAATTTGCTCTTTTGTAAACTTCATCTTTTACGCTTGTTTTTTGTTTAAAAAAATGAATGGAATAGCCTTTTCAAGGTTCTTGTCACCTTGCTTCCACTCTGTATTATCTTCTGTGAACTCAACACCGATAAGAATGTCTGTTGTCATCGCATCACCTTTCGAGGGGTCGCCATAAGCAACGACGATGTCTATCGACGTGTTCAAAATATCACCTTTAGCAGCTTCACGCAGTGCCAAATACTCACTTTGCACAAGGCTAATTTCACCGCTGTAATCGTAGTTTCCACGCTGTACAGAGTGTGGTTTATTACCTTTCGCATGAAGCAATTCCTTTTCACGCTTAATATTGTACTTGATGCCACGCAAGCCAGTAATGTTGCGTCCACCCATTACAACGGCGATGTCTGCCCATTCGTATTCTCTTGAATTAAACATATCTTTTTAAGTTTTATAGCAAGGTAGAACTTAATCTACCTTGCATTATTTTACTTTTGACCTTTTGCCTTTCCACTTTCTTCAACTAAGAAGCCTAGGTTCACGTCGATAAAGCGTGAATAACCAAATGGTCTAACCTTGATAGTCACATTAATCTTACTTGTAGCAAGAACATTCTGCGAAGCATCAATGAAAGCCTTACAACCTTCGCCTGCTTCTGTTGCAGACAGTTCGCCTGCTGCAGTCATTGCCCGATTGATAGCATTTTCAATCTCTTGCTGCCAAGCCATCACAATACCTTGATGCAAAGTTCCATCTTCATTCACTGTGAGCTCATCTAACATGAAGTTAAGAAGTGCATTGTATGCAATGCGATAAGCCTTATCAATGGTTCTGCGTGCAGTCAAGTGCGAATAATCATCTGTTTGCTCGCAAGCCATCTGATCATCAACGAAGTAGTAACCACTTTTTCCTACATACTTGCGTGGAGTGATGTAGCCAGCGTCGTACAAATCAGAAACAAGACTGAATGATTCCTCAATGGTGTTTTCACCTAAGAACATCTCTAGAGGAAACAAAGAACCATCTTTCACACGTCCAACGTTGCGTTGAACTGGAATGATAGCTAATTTTCCAGCTAGAGTTCCAATGGCAGCACCTTCAGAAGAAGCAATGGTATCACCAATAAGAACTGCTACACGATTGTACTTCTCTTTGCGCAAAGATTTAGGTTTTGTACCTTTGAATCCACGACCTTCAAGAACAACGAAAAGAGGCGCAAAAAGACTCTCGGTTGCCCACTCTGCAAGTTGCTGCGCCTTTGGTAAAGCTGTAAAAACATCTTCATCAAGACCTTGTGTTGTAGCTGTTGCTTCTCGACCATCTCCAGCTACAAAGATGCCACGAAGTGCACCATTTTCAGAGGTGATCAATTCTCTAATTACACCGCTTTCTTTGTCGCAAAGCTCGGTGAATGTTTTTGTTTTGTCCACGCCAAATACAATCACCTTTGTGCCTTCTGGTACTTCATTATAGAAGTCTGCAACATGCTTAAATAAGCGTGGATTGTTTTCCGATGTAACGCCTAACTTTTTCAAATCACCTAGCGAATGAATGCTATATGAAGTGTCAAGTTTGAAAGTCTCTGCAACTGCTACAGCTGCGCAAACGAGGGCAAATAAGCCGTCGGGTGAATCCCCGACGATGCCTAGTTGACCATTAAGAAATTGAATTTTAATTCTAGGTAACATACTCAAACCTCCTTTTATTTCGCAGCTTCAGCTAGCAAGTAAATACCTTTCTTGTCGTATCTGCGAACTGAACCACCAGTACGAAGCAAGAATGAGTAGATGTCACCATAGTAAAGTGGGTTGTTCTCTGAATCGAACATCTTCACTTCACCCATTGCACGTGAAACTGAAAGTTTGTGCCATGCAAGTGCTGCTGCTAATTCGCCTGCTTCTCCAGCTTCATCCCAAGGAATCAAAGTCTTGTCATTTTTCACACGAAGAACCTTTGAACGCTTCATAATGTTGAAGCCGTAAAGGTTACCAAGAATACCTCGTTGAACATCTGCAGAATTGGTGAAAGCCCACTTATCTGTATCTGCTAAATCTGCAAGCAAATCAGCGTACATGTGTGCATCTAAGAGCAAGTAACGATCACCTTCAGGGATGTTGTCTGCATCAAATTTTGTCATCAAATTGATAACATCTTCTTTGCAGATGCGCTTGCGCTTACCAATTGAAGTTGCAGAAGTGTGAGCGTCTCTTTCTTTTGTGCCCGTTGTAAGAATTACCTGCTCCTTTGGAACAAGTTTACCCCAACGCTCAAGCAAGTTCACGTGTGCAACCTCTTGAAGTTGCGACTTATCGTTTTGCAAGATGCTATTGCGCTTATCGTAAGACAACTCAACTGTGTCTATATTTGGAATATAGATTGGATCAGTTGTTAGTTCGTCGATTACGTATTCTAAGTCGTTATCTGTGCGTTGATTCACAGATGCAGGCTTGGTTTGGCGATTCTTCTTAACACCAGAAGGAGCACCTGCATTGGGGATATGCACCTTGTGGTTTGAAACGTAAACTGAATCGTCTACTGATTTTTCAGCAAATGAGTTCGATGGATAGAAGTTCTCCACCAAAGACTGCTGCCAAATTTCCTTGTTTAATGCCATTGTAATTTTGTTTTAATTTAAACCAATAAATAAGTAAATAATAAGTAAATGTAGGTGAGATGTAT